TGCCTGACCAGCGTGCAAGTACTGCTACAAAACAAACGAAAGCTTGGTACATTCCTAATTGTAATTATTGGATTAATCTTGCTATTGGTCAGAATGATAAAACTGTTACGCAGAAATTTCTTGATGCTGCTAATGGTTTAGTAGACCCTAAAACTTATGAATATGTTCTTCAGAATTATATTGATAAGGTTGGTGAGAAAGCTGTCATGTATGGTGAGATACGTGATGTAGATTTTCTCACTCCTATTAAAGAACGATATATGGGAGAATTTATTAATATGTTCTCTAATTATCAAGTATTTAATAATGACCCTTCTGTAACTCTTGCTCGCAATAAAGTTCTTGCTGATAAAGTAATGGCTTATTGTAATCAAGAAATTATTAATCGTCTTAATGAAGCAGGATTTAATACTGGTCAAAAGACAATTAAGCAAGGTGAACTTAACGATATTATTGAGGAAGTTCTTAACGATTGGATTGATGATGTAACTATTACAACTCAAAAACGTCTTGAACTTATTAATACTATTGTTGAAGCAAAAGACAAGTATCAACAATGCTATTTCTATTGGTGGGCTTGTGAAGAGGTTTATACTTATCGAGAAGTTTATAAAGGTGATGTTTATCTTCAAGTAATATCTCCTCTCGAATATTATCGTATTG